AAGACAGAAGACGCAGAAAAGAAATGCGAACTGTTATGAAAAAGGTTACAGAAGAGTTTCAAAGTATCTGGGTAAGTGAACTACACAATGCCGCTTGGAAGTTATTAGAGCGAGCACGGAATACTGGTGACCCTGTTGCCTTTGCCGCAGTGTGGGACAGAATTATTGGCAAAGATTCAAGCAACATAGATGATCAAATACTTCAGAATAAACCATTGCCATTCAAGGATGATGATTTAGAATAATGGGATTGAGTGAAGCACAGAAATCAGTTGCACGAAGCAACAAAAGATTCAGAGTCCTTATAAGTGGTAGAAGATTAGGCAAGACTACACTTTCTATAAGAGAGATGTTAAAATTTGCAAGTAAGCCAAATCAAACTGTGTGGTATGTTAGCCCAACTTACCGTATGAGTAAGGAGATAGTGTTCTCTAAACTAAGAACTATACTATACGACTTGCGATGGGTAAAGAAGATTAATGAATCAGACTTAACTGCCTATTTGAAGAATGGTAGTATCATTAGTTTAAAAGGTGCAGAGAACTTTGACAGTTTAAGAGGTAGAGCAATAAACTTTCTTATACTAGATGAATTTGCAGATATAAAGCCACAAACTTTTTATGAAGTGTTACGCCCAGCACTCGCAGACACTAATGGTAGTGTACTGTTTACAGGCACACCTAAATCCAAGTCAAACTGGAGTTATGATATGTTTAACATGGCAACCACAGACAGTAGTCATTGGGCCAGTTGGCAGTATACAACACTAGATGGTGGCTTTGTTACAGAGGCTGAAATAGATGAAGCCAGAGAACTGTTAGACTCAAGAACCTTTACTCAAGAGTTTGAAGCAACATTTGTTACAACAGGAAATAAAATATTTTATAACTTTGAAAGAGAACACAATGTTCAACCGTACACTGGCGTTACACCAAGCATACTACACATTGGCCAGGATTTTAACTATTCGCCAATGACAAGTGTTGTATTTTCACAAACTGATCATGGCTTACATGCTATAGATGAAATAAAGATTAATACATCAAACACAGATGAGATGGTAGATGAAATTAAACAACGGTATCCACGCCATAAGATTTTCTCGTATGCAGATCCAGCCGGACGGCAAAATAAAAGTAGTGCCGGGGGTAGGACTGACATTAGTATACTTGAAAACTCCGGATTTATTGTTAAGGCTCCTAGGAAACACACACCAGTGAGAGATACAATAAATGCAGTAAATAGTTTATTATGTAATGCAAATGGTGTAAGAGCATTGCTGGTAGATCCAAAGTGTAAAAATTTAATTGATTCAATGGACAGGTGGAACTACAAAGAATCTACACACCAACCAGATAAAGACGCAGGATGGGATCACATGTGCGACTGTGTGAGATACGCAGTTGACTATCTACACCCTGTAACTAAACAATTCACCCCACAACCACCTAGTCGTTGGGGACATAAAATAGGAACACAGTAATATGACAATTATAAACAACATAATACAAAGTGATGTATCCGCGGCGGCAAGTGGTAACACTATCTATACGGATTATCAGAACCGCTGGCAATATTTGCTAGAAAGTTACATTGGGGGCGAAGTATACCGCGATGGATTACACCTAACAAAGTATCAATTGGAAAGTGGAGATGAATACAGTCAACGACTGAAAAGTGCTCATTTAGACAACCATTGTGCTAGTGTTATAAGTGTATACAATAGTTTTTTATTTAGAAAAGAACCTTACAGAGATTTGGCTAATTTAGAAAACCTTCCAGCAACACAAAGTTTTTTAAAGAACGCAGACAAAGATGGAACCAACTTCAACAACTTTATGAAAGATGTTGCTACATGGAGCAGTGTATTTGGACATGCATGGGTAATTGTTACAAAGCCAAATGTAGGTGCAACCACACTAGCAGAAGAACAAAGCACAGGCGTTCGTCCATATGTTAATTTAATTACACCATTAAACATGTTGGATTGGAACTATGAAAGACAAATAGATGGTAGTTATGTATTAGACTACATTCGTTATATTGAAGATTCAAATGGTAGTGTTAGAACTATCAAAGAATGGACACAAGAAACAATTACAACAAAAGTAATTGACTTGGACAAAGACTACGAAGAAACTCGTAGTGTTGAAAACAATGGCTTAGGAATGATTCCGGCAGTTATTGCTTACAACAAAAAGACAAGTGTTAGAGGAATTGGAATGGGAGATATTAATGATATCTCAGATGTTCAAAAATTTATTTACAACATGCAAAATGAATTAGAACAAACTATTCGTTTAGATTCGCATCCATCACTTGTAACTACACCAGATGTTATTGCAGGAAATGGTAGTGGCAGTATTGTTCAAATACCAAATGATTTGGACCCAGGCTTAAAACCATATCTACTAACATACAATGGTGCTAGTAGCACAAGTATAATGGATGCTATCAAAGGCGCAGTTGCAAGTATTGACAAGATGGCTAACATTGGTAGTATTAGAGCAACAGAGGCAAAAAGAGCCTCAGGTGTTGCACAACAACAAGAATTCGAATTGTTAAATGCTAGACTAAGTGAAAAAGGTGACAACCTTGAACTAGCAGAAGAACAAATTTGGGAATTGTTTGGATTATATCTCAATCAACCATTTGCAGGTTATATTGAATATCCAGATAGTTTTAATATTCGCGATGTAGATAATGAATATGTACAGTTAGAAACTGCCAAAAAAGCAGTAACTAATCCTCGGTTATTTGAAATTATTGATGCACGAATTGTAGAATTGCTTGGCGAGGATCCAGAGGATTATCTTGCTGAGGAGTTTGAACCTCATATCATGTATGATGCACAGGGCAATGCCTACTTGGCTAGAACCGAAGCAGAACATTTGAATATGCAGGCTCAAGGGTATACCCATAATAAAATAGCGGCTGAATAATCCGCTAAATATAACTAATAAACACTCTTAAGGAGGCACGCACACGATGAGCGATCAATCACCGGAAACTGTAGAGGCAACTGAAGCCGCTAGCCAAACAAATGTTCAGGAAACTGTAGAGCAAAAAACATATACACAAGAAGAATTTGACAACCATATGGCTGGATTAAAAAAGTCTATGGCACGCAAATACGAAAAGGTATATGAGGACTTAGGTGATCCAGAAGAACTACGCAACTTAAAAGCAGAAGCAGAGCGTAAAGCACAAGCAGAAGCAATTAAGAGAGGCGAGTTTGAAAAGACATTACAAGACCTTGCTCAAAAGAAAGACATTGAAATACAAAAACGCGATAGTATTATTAAGGAATACAAAGTTAACAGTCCACTGTTGGATGCCGCGGCTCGTTATAAAGCAGTAGCACCAGAACAAGTGAAACAGTTGTTATCCAGTAATGTAAGACTTAATGCAGAAGGCGATGTTGAAGTAGTTGGCACTGATGGTAGTGTGAGATACAATGATGATGGAAAGCCAGTTAGTGTGGACCATTATGTTAAGGAATGGTTAGATACCAATCCTCATTTTGTTTCTCCTGCACCAGCAACAACAAATACAAACAGCAACACCAATACTAACAAGACTAGTAAACTAGATGTTAATAAGTTAAATATGCAGAATCCAGAACATAGAGCAATCTATCGTGAATTTAAAAAGTCACAAGGTCTGCGTTAATATTATATAACCAACTAAGGAGACCATTAACATGGCAAACACAACAGCAATCAATGCCGAATTGTTTAGCAATCTCGTAACAGCGGCACAATTCGCGGCATACGAAAATTCAGTAGCAAGACAAATTACTACAATTTTCGACGCTCCAGCAAACGCAGGAAAAGTATTACAAGTTCCTGTATGGAGTTCAATCTCAGCAGAAAACATCACAGATGAATCTGCGGCAACAGCCAAAGACACAAACACAACTCAGGCTTTAATTACATTATCTGAGCATGTTGTTTACCACCAAGTAACAGATATGTTGAAAAACTCAGCAGAATCAAATGTTATGTCCCAACTTGGGGAGCAGTCAGGTAGAGCTATTGCAGAATCTATGGATACACAAGCATTTGGAACTTTTAATAACTTAACAAGTGCAGGTGGAACTGTAACAGCGGCAAACTTTGGCGTTGACGACATCATGAACGCTATGGCACAATTAAGAGCAGTTAAAATGACTGGTCCATTCTACGCAGTTATTCACCCAACAGCGGCTAATGAACTTAAGAAAAGTTTAACAGCAACTAATGCCTACACAGCAAACACAAATGTTGGTAACGACATTTTGTCTAACTACTTTGTGGCTAACATCGCAGGTTGTTCAGTAATTGAATCAAGCCTAGTTCCAGTTGATGGATCAAATGTGGCTTCATGTGCTGTATTCACTCCAGGTGCTATTGGTCATGCAATGCGTGGCGGTATTAGTGCTCAAGAGCAATACCAAGCGGCTAATCGTGCAACTGATTTAGTTTTAACAGGTGTATCAGGCGCAACAGCAATTCAACCAGGATTTGGTAGACTTGTAACTGTTGACATTAGTTAATAAGGACAATTGAATATGGCTTTCATTGAAACAACAACAAACTTTGTTAGTTTTGCTCAGTATACAGATATGACTGAAACTGACAGTAGATTGTTTGTGGCAAATGAGGCCTTAACAGAAGATGTGGTTACAGACTTACTAGTTAGGTCTTCCGCAAAAATCTTATCCAATATTCGTAGCACGGATTGGTGGAGAAGTTACTTTGTTATTCAAGACAAAGGAGCAACTACTATCAGAACTGTAGCGGATATTCCAAGCCCAAGTGGACTTAAAATCCAAGCCAGAAGAGATGACTTTACAGACTTATGTTGTTTTTACACCATGTATTACTACATACTTCCTAAAGTTGCTGATTTTGGTAGCGATGATAATGATGAAAAGCAGAAACTAGGTTATTATGAACAGAAGTACATACAACTGTTTAATGAACTTATAACTGCTGGGGATTGGTATGATTTTGACGGCACAGGAACAATCAAATCTAGCGAAATGACTCCTGGCGTTGTTCAAATGAAGAGGATTAGATAATGAGAAGTTTACTATTAACCTATTTAGAAGACAACAAGCCAAGTGGTTTCGGCGTAAGCCAAAATCTACCGTTTGATCAAAACGGCACAGCACTTTACTTGCAGAATCTAAAGCAGTTATATGTTGACAACCCATCAACTGAACAAGAACCCTTAATTGATACATTAGATGGATGTTCATTAGTGTCCGAAACCACTACTGTCTCTGTCTATGTTGTCACAGACGCTAAAACCTTACCTTCAAACTATGATGCTATGGTAACATATGCAAAAGCGGCAAAGGACATAAGCACTATCACAGGTTATACTGAGAGAAGAGCCATTGTCACAAGCACTTATGCAAATGGTGACCAACTAGTAACACAGGTTGAACTTAGGTTTACTAACATTAAAAACTAAACTAAAAAGGAAAACAACAATATGTCAGAAAACTACATATATCCAGCACCAGGAACAACAGGCGTAGAGGCAACTCTAAGCATTACTGTTGTCGCTGATAGCGGAGCAGTTGCTTTAGATGTTCCTTCATTGCAAGATATCACCCTAAACGCGGCGAACGATGTTTTTACTTGGACACAGTTAGATGCGGCGGCAAAAAGACAAATTGCCACTACAGCAACTAACAGTTTAAGTATGAACCTTGTGCTTAACCAAGATTCATTCTTTGGTGACGGCAGTTCTGCGGCAGGCACAGCATCTTTAAAAGGAATATTTGGCATGTCAACTGCGAAGGAT